TCCTCTTCAAACGCTCTGTCTGAAGATTCAGTTTCAAAAATCTCTGCATGCTCGTTTTCATAACGCGCATACTCCATGCCAAATAAAGCGTTGAGTCCTGGCTCTAGCTCTTTGGCTAATTGTGCTCTTGAAATAGCCATTATTTAGCCTCCTATGCTAATCCAGCGCCTTTTTGGCCGAATATTGAGTTTTGAATAACAACTAAAACATTTGTATTTGCCGAAGCAACGTCTGAATTCTCAGGGTCAGTTGAGATATCAATCGCTTTTATAGGCAAGGATGCTGTAGTTGCACCTGTTGAGACTTCAAGCTCTGCTCCAGAAATACCAGTTACGGTGCTTCCAGAAGAAGTGTACACAATGTCAAAGTTACCGAACAAATCGGCAACTGGAAACGCTGCGTCTGCTTGAATTTCATAAACGACATTCGGATCATCAATCACAAATGCAATGATGTCAGAAGCGTTTGTACTAGCAGGATAGTAATTACTAAAAACCTGCTCACTAGTTGTGGGATCTGTGTAGGAACACCCGTTGAATACACCAACTATAGGTACAGTACCACCATCAGCGTGTACTTCTACACCACCTCCGGTAACTTGGGCAACCATGTCGCCCTGAAAGATACTTGTTCCATAGTTTGCAGCGATTCTGTAACGGCTTTGTCCACCAGTGTAAGGCGCACCGCCTATCATCCTAGTTGGACGCATCCCAAAAGCGGCATCATTATTAGCCATCTTTTATTCTCCGTAAAACATAATCAAAATAATGTCCAAAGCTACGCTTTAGGACTCCCAAATGAAACCTGCGTTTTTCTATCCCTAGAGATAGGCATTGCAGGGTTCTCTTCTCGCATCAAATCATTATCAACCGCTTTCATTTGGTTTTCTGTTTGACGCTCGAAGTGAGCATTCCTTTCTTCCACTGTTTCCTCTGGGATTTTGCAAAGAATCAAGCCGCCAACGCCAACAGTACCTGCATGTTTACCGTCTTCAATTGTAGGTAATTCGTACCCTAAAACTTCTTCTGGTTTAACAGGTTCGTATCCCTCGCGGAATCTCATGTGAACATTGGTTTTATCATCTTCACCTCTTATAGCAGTTCGTATCCATCTATACTTCATGCCAGGGGGTGGAGGAGGAGTCTCTAAGACTTGAGGTGGTGTCCATGGTTTTCTTGCAGTCTGTGTAGACCGAGAAGAAGCATTCCTTGGGGTTCTATTAGATCCTTTTGCTGTTTCTTCGCTCATGAATTCTGTAACCTCATCTTTTGTTTTGCGTATTCTTTGAACGGTACTCCAAGTTTTTTAGCTAATTGCTGTTCGCTTGGACTTAGTTCAATCCTACGATCATTTTGATTGCGTCCGTTTCCAGTTGTGCGCGTAGTTGAAACGACAGTCTGGACGTTTTTTCTGTCGTTTGTAGCGTTATCAAACTTATGCGGCAATTCTTGTCGCATACGGTTATTCAACTCAGAATAATACTCGTCAGATTCTAAGTCAATGCCAGTACGGGCAAGGTCTTCGTGGATTGCCATTGCCACATTAGTCATAATTCGGTCGCTTCCAAACCATTCATTATCATTTGCCCATTGTTTTGCTTTGTCAGATGGCTCTTGATATTGAGGTTGTTGAGGAACTTGCTGTAATTGAGCGGGGCTTTCTGTTTGCGCTTCAGCTTGTCGATTATTGTAATCTTGAAGTTTTTGTTCGTACTCTTCGATTTCCTGATTGTATTGATTTAATGCAGTTCGATCCGCTTCTGCTCTAGCTAACAATTGTTGTGCTTCGATCAAACCATCTTGATCTCCAGCATCCATTGCTGCTTTCAGAGCATTCTTCGCTCCTTCCGCTTGAGCATCAATACGGTTTTCAAACTCAACACCATAACTTTTTTGAACTTTTAAGTTTTCTTCAGCCGCTGCACTTTGAGTTGTATTTAATTTACCTTCAAGCTCTTGGTTTTTTTCAAGAAGAGTTTTGGCATATTGCAATGCTTGCAATTCTCTACGTTGAAATTCTTTAGCTTGTGCAACTGACTTATTAATTCGATCTTGAGCAGTTTTGTTTCTTCGCTCTACTTCGTTTAATTCTTCTTCGTTAGGTAAAGGCTTTGATTCAAAGTCTTCTTGAACTACATCATCGGTAATTGGGTCAATGCTGTTAACATCTTCTTCACTTAGTTCAATGAATGTTGATTCTTCAGAGGTATCCTCTTCAACACGCCTTTGTTCAGGAAGTGCAGCTTTATCAATGTTTTCATCATTGAGATTAGCTAGAGCCTCGGTTAAGGTTTCTTCAGCCATGATTTACTCCTATAGTGATTTGATGTCATCGGGATCTGCTATGGTCCCAATTACTTCATCATCGTTAATGATTTTTACTTCTTCGCCATCTTCAAATGCAAAACGAGCACCTGCATAACGACCAATAAGAACCCAATCACCTTCCTTACACCAAGGAGTATTTCCAAACTTACTTTCATCTTGATAAGCTAAGGGGCCAGCTTTTAAAACATAAGCAACAATCGTTGATAAATTTTCTCTATCTACGGTTGATTGAGTCAGCATAATACCACCATCAGTCATTCCTTTACCTTTGTAAGGCATAACTAATAATCGATAACCTGCTGGATTAGGCATGCGCTCTAAGAGCGATTTGTCCAGTAATTCAGGATCTAAGACCCTTTTTTCTGGTTCAATATATGCGTCTGCAATAGACGTTTGTGCGATAGTGTCCACTTGGGGTTCACTCATCGATGTCTCCTTCAACGTGCAATGCTTCTTTTAAATCTTCGCGAAGGGTGCGAAGCATTGATAACTCACCCATTACGAATTTGTAATCCTCCATATCTTTGATTGCGCCACCAGACAAATAGTCTTTGGCGCGTTCTTCATAATCATTGAACTTCTTTAAAATATAATCTGCTAACGCTAGTGAATCCATTTTACGTTTTAAATAAACGTCTTAAAATATCTACTCTAGGTCTTGATGGCCCACCAGGCTGTGCATCAGGATTATAAGTAGGTCTTGGCAATGGCCTCTGTTTATTCATGGTTGGTGGGGCAGAAGGCGAATCTCCCATCCCAGCGTATTGCATAATAGGCTTGATTGATGGAAGACCACCATAACCACCAAAGGTTTCTCCAGCAGCTTTTTGCATAAATTGAGGAATGTCTGGAAATTTAGGTTGAGATTCATCTTGAAAACCAACTATAGGATTAATTGGTTGTTGCATTTGCATTTGACCCAAGAAAGGATTTTGAAAACTAGGTACTGATGTTCTTTGGCCTCCACCAATTAAACCAAATAATCCTCCCCCACCTGTAGCTCTTCTAGCTTCTTGAGCTTCTTTAATTCTTTGTATTAGTTCTGGAGCAAGATTTCTTCCCCCACCAAATAATCCCCCTCCTCCTCCAGTAGGAAAATAATCAGTTAAAGCTACTGGCGCACTCGTAATCCCTTCGCTTTCTTCTGGCTTCAACTGCATCATCTGAGGACGTTGCGTAATTAAATTAATAGGAGGTGGTAATACTTGTGCTTGAGGCACTCCTGGTTTGCCCACTGGCATTGGTGGCCTATACATTGGATCTCCAGTGATAGGATCATAATAATATTCTCCTCCAGAACGAACTCCTTCTGGCAAAGAAAATTTTCTTTGTAATTCGTTTTGTTCAGACGCTTTCTTATATCCTTCTATAGTCTTAGATCGATTAATAGAAGCAGGAGCAATAGAAGCAGAAGGCTTAAATCTCTCCCTTATAGTTTGTTCATCGTTTATTAAATCTTCTAAACCTAAAGGACCACCTCTCATATTTATTCTTCTGCCTACGGGAGATCTTCTTTTAGTTTTAACTTTAGGATTTTTAGTTTTAGCTTTAGAAACGGGCTTTGCTTTTTTAGGAGTCTTTGTCTTGGTAGATGAAGCAGGTTTATACCTACGAATAATTTCATCAATACCTGTATCTTCCATTTCTCCAATGTTTGGAATACGAAAACCCCTTGACCTAATCATTTAGAATATTCCTTCAAATTTAGTGCCTCGTATCGCTGCACCGCCACCACGCATCTTACCCGCGCCAAAAGGCTTAGGTGGGCCTGGGTTAGCAACATCTTCTGTCTTGGCAAAATCAACCGTGCCTTGGTCTTTTATACTGACCTTGCTATCAGAAACTGTAGGCTGTGGAAACGAAGTCTGACGTTTAATTGGATTCATTCGATCCTCCTATGTGGATTTCTTTGGAGCCTTGGCTTTTGGAGCAGCCTTTTTCTTAGCTTTCTTTTTAACTGGCGCTTTGGCCTCTACGCTTTTTTCTGGAATCGGGGTTGCTTCAACCTCCTCAACCAGTTTTTCAATCTTTTCAACAATGTCGCCACCTTGGACTCGTAATCTTTCAGCTTCTCTCGCTTCAGCTTTATGAACTTCTGCACGTTTTTGTCTTACGCTACTCATTTGTTTCTCCCAAAAAAAGTATCGGTCATGTCTTTCATTGACTTATTTGCCATGTCTGCCATCTTGAATTCTCGCTGTTGATCAAGCCTTTCTTTGGTTCGCTCATCTTTCATGCCAGCAATTTCTTCAGATGAATTAATCTTTTCTTCAGTAAGGCGACTTTGCTCTCTTAATCGCTCTCTGTCCAGAGCAATACGTTGATCTGCATCTTCTGCCTTACGTTCTACATCTTCAGCTTTGATTGCCAGTTCCTGCCTTCTTAATTCAACTAAAGGATCATCAGGTTGTTGAGGGCCAAAGCTTGGTGCGATTTGTTCCATCAAGTTAGAAGTAATTTCAGACACCTTACTCTCAATTAAGTTCTGCATCTGCATTTGCATTTGTTCTAACTGAGGATTCATAGGAGGAGCCATACCAGGTTGCATAGGCATCCCTCCCATAGGCAACTGTTGAACTTGCTGCATTTGTTGTTGCATCTGCATGACTTCTGGATCCTGCATCGCTAGTTGTTGAGCCTTTAATCCAATATGAGCATAAATATGACCTTGGATAATAGACTGAATCTGAGGATTCATTTGCACAAGAGCAGTCCCATAAAGGTATAAATGAGATGCAATGTGTGCGTCATGATTCTGCTCAGGAAAAGGCTGATAAGGCTGACCGCTGACAAACATGCCGTTCTCCTCCGCAGAGCCGAGTGGGGCTGGTGGGGGCGGGGGAGGCGGCAATATTTGCTCAACCTGTTGTATTCCCATGGCTTCATACATACGTTTGTATGCTTCATAAATTCCCATGGGGCCATGAATCTCTGGCGCGGCCTGAACCATTTGTAACATTTCTTGAGCCATCATCACGCGCTGGCTCATCGAGAATATGTTTGGATCAGATACTGGAATAATGTCTATACGATCATCAAAGTCAGTTTCTTTAACTGCCTGATTACCATTGGCTGTCATGTACGGATAAAATGGCGGCATGTAAGTCTTAAAGACCTGCGCCAGTAATCCAAACTCAACACGCTGTGAATAATGCAATCGTTTATGAATCGCGCTCATGACACGGCTACCGCGCTCCAGTAACGCAACAGTCGTACCTACAGGAGCGGCCTGATTGCCATCTCCTATCTGCATGTCACCAATCGAAGCGAAACGCTGGCCTGATTCAACCAGCATTCCTAATAAATTTAATAACGTACCACTTGGTTCTTTAAACGGAAGCGGCATCAGTGCATCACGCAATGACCCTCCGGGGGCATCCATATCCCTGAATTCTCCGGGTTGGATTGGCGTATCACTATCCCTGATACGAATGCCTCTAGCTTTAAATCCTCCGGGTAAATTGGCTAAAGTACCCGCATCAATTAACTGTCTTAATATGGAGGTCGCGCCACGCGACAATCCACCAATCATATGAGTCAGGCCAAAGCCATAAAAACCGACACCTGGTAAAAACTTGTAATGAACGAAATAATCGACACGCTTACGCATGGGATCATTGGGCTCGTAATTCCTACGAATCGAAAGAATCGATGAGTCTTTAGGTGATAGTGTGACAATGTAGGGAAGTTTGATTCCGGTCAGTTCACCATTCTGGTCAACATCTTCGTAGCCTGGAATATCCAACTCAACATGCATTTCGTAGATTTCACAATCATCACTGTTCGCATATGAGGGTTTTACACCTTGCAATTCATCCAGCTCTTCCTGAATACTATCCTGATCATTGGAGTTTCCAGTGATGTTTGATAATGAGGTTTTACGATAAAACCCTGATTGCTGCATTTTCTTAACATCATTGATCGACATATCAATGACATGAGTAATTCTATTTGCACTTTCCAGACTGGTTGCGCCATAAGACACAACCAGCTTCTCAGAAGGAATAAATCGGGAAACTGCTCTGTTTAAAGTCTGGTCAAAGTGAACCTTTCTAAACGCACTACCTGATAGCGGTAAATAAAACAGCAACTGATCTGTCTCAGGATCGTACTCTTTCATCACCTGAGTGAGTTGATAGTTCATGTACTCTTGTACACGCGCTGCCTGTAAATCTAGTCCGGGGGTGGCGAAGCCAACAGTCTGAGCCCTGACTGGGCCGCCAGCGGGTAACATCTCTTTGTAAGCCTGTGCCTGAAACTGAGTAACTGATTCAGCCAGTAGAGGGTGGATAACACCTGATGCGCCCTCGAAAGGCTCAGTGCGGTCCTCGAACTTCATACCAAGATATTCAAGACCTTCCTTGTATTGCTGTTCCCACTCCTTTCGAGAAGATTTATCTGCTTGGAAATCAGCTATGGCATTACTGTAAATACGGCCTAATTCAAACTCATCAATGGTTTCTGCCAGATTGGCATAGAAGTCTTCGCCTTGATCCATCTGCTCCATAGGAGGAGCGCCGATCAGCATTGTGCCATCTTCCAGGGTTTCTACGTCTTCGTCACCCAACCCATCAAACATAGAGGCAACAGGTTCTTCCTCCACGCCAATCTCTATTTCCTTGGAGTTGTCCTCAATATCAAGGACTTCTTTATCAATGTCATCTACACCGCGTTCAATTGCCATGGCTTACTCTTTGTCTGCGTATAGGTTGTCAAATATTCTATTGACATCCAAAGTATAATCCAAGTCCGATTTGCTGTAATGAATATGTTGGGAGGGTTTAAAATCAGGCGCACCTTTCCCAGTCTCAAACCAAGCTGGATGAGTGACTCTAACACGATTATTTGGTAATGCCACAATATTTCCAGTCCACGGCCCTGCGTCCAACAACTCCATTACATGCGATTGTTTGTGTTGAGCGGGGTCATCTGCGATCTCATTCTCAGCATAATCTACCGTAAACAAATATTTCGCGGGGTACATTTCGCCATCTATCTTGGCCAGCCAAGGACACGGTGTGGCTCGATCAAGAACATATACTGCATGTGTATGTGAAGAACAATCCCATGGTTGAGCATCATGCACGGCCATAGGGATAGGCCATTCTTCAAAGGGGGTATCACCAACTAATGCGGTGATGGGCATACGCGCCCACATCGCACCGCCATGCACATTCGGATCATCTTCACCATCAGCTTCACAGCCAGTAAAG